CAATTAAATTGCATTGGACCGTACACCCAGAACGAGATCAAGCGTGGCGTGATGAACAAACACAATTATTGGGTGAACGAGGAGCTGCACAGGAATGTGATTGTGACTTTGTAAGTTCCGGACACACTGTTGTCGATGGTCCTATATTATTAGAATACGATGGTAAATGCACAGATCCTATTGAAAAGCGAGGATATGACGGTTCATATTGGATATGGGAATATCCTGACTATTCTCGTGATTATGTAGTAGTAGCTGACGTTGCCCGAGGTGATGGTGCTGACTGGTCCGCATTTCATGTATTCGATGTTCAAGATATTAAACAAGTTGCTGAATACAAAGGTAAACTTCCTCCTAAGGATTTTGGTAACATGTTAGTTTCAGTTGCAACAGAATGGAATAATGCATTGTTAGCAATTGAAAATGCCAATATTGGTTGGGCTGCAATTCAACCTGCATTAGACCGAAACTACGAAAATTTATTTTATACATATAAAGATGATGGATATGTTGATGCCGACGTTCAGTTGAAGAAAGGGTATGACATGAAAGATAAATCACAAATGGTTCCGGGGGTGTCTACCACATCAAGAACTAGACCATTAATGATTTCATCGTTAGAAATGTATATGAGAGAGAGAACACCAATCATACGAAGCAAACGTTTAATACAAGAATTGTTAGTATTTGTTTGGCTGAATGGCAAAGCACAAGCACAGCAAGGATATAATGACGACCTTGTTATGCCATTTGCAATTGCATTATGGTTACGTGACACTGCATTGAAACTGCGTCAACAAGGAATTGACTTAAATAAACGGGCATTATCTCAATTTCAGAAAAGTACAAATGTTATATATACTGGTAATAAAAATCGTACGGATACTGGCTGGACATGGAATAATGGCACCGGCGATGAAGATTTAACTTGGTTAATTTAAAAAATACCAGCAGATCTACAACAAGTTATATTTATATTAAAAAAGAAATATGGCGTCATTAAGAAAACGTTTACAAAATTTATTTAGTACCAATGTGATTGTTCGTGCCTATGGCAAAGACAAATTACGTGTTGTTGATACTAATCGTTTACAAAGTGTTGGTAATATAACACAAAGTAAAATTGCAGACAGATATACCAGATTGCATGGGTCTAATAAGCATCGTGTAGGTGGTATGGGTGGATATGATTCCAATTATTATATGCATCAAAATCGTATGCAGTTATATACTGATTACGAAATGATGGATCGTGACCCTATTTTGCACTCGGCCCTAGATATATATTCAGATGAGTCTACACTATCCAATCAGTTTGGTGATATATTAGCAATAAAAGCAAATGACTCGCGTATTCACAAAATATTAAAAAATCTTTTTTATGATATTTTAAATATCGAATTTAATTTGTGGGCTTGGACTCGTCAAATGACTAAGTATGGAGATTTATTTTTAAAATTGGATATTTCCGATGAAGTAGGTGTCGTAAATGCTCGTCCATTTTCTAGTTATGAAATTGAGCGTTGGGAAGAATATGACGAAGCAACAGGTGAATATGAAATAACATTCCGCCATATACAGAGTCCGGAAATGCGTTATGATGTTTTTGAAATTGCACATTTCCGACTATTATCAGATTCAAACTTTTTACCATATGGTAGATCCATGTTAGAAGGAGCTCGTCACGAATTTCAAAAACTAACAATGCTTGAAGACGCAATGCTTATACATCGTATCATGCGTGCTCCAGAAAAACGTATTTTTAAAATTGATATTGGTAATATTCCGCCAAACGAAGTTGATACATTCATGGAAACGGTTATCAATAAAATGAAGAAAGTTCCACATATTGACCCACAAACTGGTAATTACAATTTGAAATTTAATATCAACAATATGCTTGAAGATTTCTATTTACCCGTACGAGGAGGAAATTCAGCTACGCAGATTGATACATTGCCAGGTATGGAATTTACCGGAATAGATGATATTGAATACGTTAAAAACAAAATGATGGCTGCACTTAAGATTCCTAAACCATTCTTAGGTTATGATGAAGGAGTTGAAGGCAAATCTACATTGGCTTCGATGGATATTCGTTTTGCCAGAACAATTGAACGTATTCAAAAGATTTTAGTTTCTGAATTGACTAAGATTGCAATCGTTCATTTATATTCACAAGGATTTGAGGGAGAAGAATTAATTGGATTTGAATTAGAATTAACTGCACCGTCAATTATTTATGATCAACAAAAGGTTGCATTAATGAATGAAAAGATTCAATTGGCAACGACTATGCGTGATAGTAAATTAGTTTCTGACAAATACATTTATGAATACATTTTCAATATGTCAGAAGAACAGTGGTTAGAGGAACGTAATCATATCGTAGAAGATCTTAAATTGAGATTCCGACAAAATCAAATTGAACAGGAAGGAAATGATCCTACACTAACTGGAGTATCATATGGTACGCCACACGATTTAGCGACACTTCATATGAGTTCGGATAGCGATGATAAAGGAGGAAGACCGCCAGAAGGAATCAAATACGGACAACACAAGAATGCATTCGGGTGGGATCCAATGGGAACAAAACAAATCCGTCAAGCAATGAACCCGGAAAATCAACAAACAACATTCCAGCCAGATAACCGATTTACCAAACGCGTATCTTCTTGGACTAGAACAGAGTCTGCAGATATATTAAAACGTATTAAAAAGGATACTGCCACAAAGATGTTATATGAATCAAATGATAAAACAGAAGATTCTGGAACGCTTTTAGATGAAAACAATATTTTATAACGTAAACAATATTTATTATAAATAAAAAGACCTGTACAGTACAATGAAAAAATTAAAACATTCGAAATACAAGAATACCGGCATTTTGTTCGAAATGTTAGTACGCAAACTAACTTCAGAGACATTGACCTCAGACAAATCGATTACTATTGATATTATAAAAAAATATTTTGGTAAGAACACAGAACTAGCAAAAGAACTTCACTTATACAATTCCATTGTAAAAGAACAATTTAAATCAGAAGCTCGCGCTCTGGATTATATCAAAGAATGTCAGTCGGCATATAATAAATTGAATAAAACGGTATTGAATCGTCAAAAATATAATCTAGTAAAAGAAATTACAGAAAACTTTTCATTTGAATCACTTTCGAAATCACACATTAATAATTATAAAGTATTAGCTTCGATTTACATGTTGTTTGAATTTCAAGATACTGCAAATGTTAAACAATTACATGAATGTAAAAATGCAATATTAGATCATGTATTAACAGAGTCTGCTGTTAAAACAGAAAAAGATCCGATTGTCGAAGCATTTGAGTCACAAGACAAAGACGTTCGATTATTAACATATAAATTGCTTGTTGATAAATTTAATACAAAATACTCTAAATTAACGGAATCACAAAAAGGATTGTTAAATAAATACATTACACACGTTAATGATACTGATTCATTGAGAATGTATATTAAACAAGAGATTCCGAAAATTAAAAAGAAATTAGCAGAACATGCTACTCGTATCGATGATACGGTAACGCGTATTAAAGTACAAAAACTTTCTGAGTTATTATGTAATGTAGAAAATTTAAAAACAATAAAAGAATCCCACGTACTTTCTTTGTTAAGATATTTTGAATTAGTTGATGAATTAACTAAGGTGCATAAATGAATTCATTTTTACGACAAATAGAATCACGTTTTACATTATTAGAGTCCGCAGATTTAAAACATGCAGAAGAACCCGTTACTGAAACAGATAAACAGGTTTGCGATCAATGTGAAGGCACCGGCTGTATGCATTGTGATTATAGAGGGTATCACGAAGGTTTAGAAGAAATGTCAACGACTGGAGGTATCGCCGGATATCAGACGCCAAGAGCATTCGGTTCTGCAGATGATGATACTGTTGAAGCACTAGGATATAAACGAGTAAAAGAAAGTGTTAATACTCCAGCAACATATGAAAAACACGTTAATCAAGGACAGCGACCAGAGTCTGAAGAAGAAGAAATGAGTTTAAAATTTGCTTGGACTAATGATGGAAATTGGCAAAATGCAGACTATGAATATCCATCAAAAAATCAAACAAATACTCCAGGTGTTGCTACTAAAAAACATAAAACACTAAAAGTGCACGAAACAATGGAAAAAAAATACGAAGAGTTATTGGAAGGATATCGAGCGTTTGCTACTGGCGATCCAAAGGTAACACCAGAACAGCGTGTTAATCAAACCATTCGTGAAATTGCAAAGAAACTACAAGAAATTGAAGAAGCAGTACGTCACACAAGCAAATTAAAAACAGAATCAGGCATGGCTCGTGATAATTATAAAAAAAGCACTAAGAACGCATTAGATAAAATATCAGAGCGATTAATTAAAATATCAGAGCGAGTAAGATCATTAGGAGAATAATATGTCAAGACTAATTCAAGACTTTTTACCTTTTAAACCAATTGGTTCATTAAATGAATCGAGTGGGGATTCTTATGGCATTCCTGGTGGCTTCGTTGTGCAAGGTGTATTGCAAAGAGCAGGAGCTAAAAATCAAAACGGCCGTGTATATCCAAAACATATATTAGTTCGTGAATGCCAACGCTATGATCGAGAGTTTATTCAACAACACAGAGCCCTAGGAGAACTAGATCATCCAGATTCGTCAGTTGTTAACCTTAATAACGTGTCTCATAACGTATTAAAAATATGGTGGGACGGTGATGATTTAAAAGGAGCTGTTCAAATATTAGAAACACCATCGGGTAAGATTCTTAAAGAACTATTCAAAGCCGGAGTAACACTAGGCATTTCATCTCGAGGTTTAGGTTCGGTTAAAGAATTGCGAAGTGAAGGTGTCGTAGAAGTACAAGAAGATTTTGAATTGATATGTTGGGACTTTGTATCAAACCCATCTACTCACGGAGCATTTATGAGACCATCAC